ATGGAAGTTGTTCACATTTCTGATTGAAACTAAGTAACATTTGAATTGTTGCTGACTCATGAAGATTACAAGATCTTCTCTACCATAGATGTTTCTGTCGAACTGATCGATGATGTTGTCGATTTGTGCAAGAGTCGCATAAGCCTTCTCAGTTACAGAAGAACCTGTAACAGAACAAAGTGCTGTAGCACCAGTCAATTTAATAACTCCTGCTGTGTTGTCCAATAGTTCAATGAAACCAGAGAACGCTGAAGTTGCAGAAGATGCATTCCATAACAAATCTTCATTATAACGCTTGATTTGTTTTGTTTGAAGATCAACAATAGCCTGCTCGAATGGAACATTCTCGTTGTATGATCCTGCGTTTAGGTACTGACCTAACCACAATGTGTTTAATTCTTGCAAACAAAGTGATTGATTCACCTTTAATGCTTGAACTGTAAGTGGAGAAACTGTGAATGTTACATCACCAGCGTCAGACCATCCACAAGTTGTACCAGTCTGAACTGAAAGTGTTTCAGAAAGCAAGTTTACATTCATTGTACCCTTGATTCCAGGGATCACATTTACATACTTCATTGTCTGAGGGGTAAGTACCGCTTCAGAGATGATGTCTGAGTTCAATTGATCCACATATGCACTCAAACCACCTAAGTCGTAGTTGAATGACATTTTTGAAAGATTCTTTTTCATCTTATTTTTTATTTTTTTTATTATTTTTTATGAGACATTGCCTCTCTCAATCTCTTGAATTGATCTAAACGATCACCCGTAGAGAAAGTTTCTGTTATGGTTTTTTGGTTATAAACCTTTTGTCCCGCAGGTTCTTTCGAAAACTTTTGGAACTTTGAATCTAATTCTGATTGCTTTGTTGAAATTGCATCAATCTTATTTTCAAGTTTCTTAAGTGCTTGAGAAAAAATCTCAGCGATCTCAACAGCACTCATCATTTCTTCATCATCTGTTTCTTCAACATTTGATCTTTCTGTGATCTTGCCATCTTTTACCATCACTCTGATTTTCACTTCTTCACCTTCAGAATCTTTAAGGATGATTTGGTGCTCACCATCTGGTGCTGGTGATTTCTCTCCGTCTTTTACAACATCGATTGCCTCACCCACATCAAAAGTTGGGGATTCCAAAATCGCTCCATCATAAGATTTTGCTTCAACAAATTTTCCTGCTGCTTTGTCTGCATCTGATTTTGATTGAACGCCTTGGATCTCTCCACCAACAATGGAAATAACTTTTCCATTCTCAGTTTCATAAGAACCATCAGCAAGAGCAGAAAGTGTTCCATCATAACCTACCATCTTCGCCATAGTACCAACTGCTGGCTCATCTGTGGAGATTCTGATCATCTTTCCATCTTTCAATTTTACATCAGCAAACTTTTCAGACATTGTTTCATCCTTGATGTCTTCTTTCTTCTTATTGTCCTCGATTTTTTCGTCTTCAGTTTTTTCCATCTCCATGTCACCCATTTTGATTTTTGCAACTTTGCCGTCTTCATCAACTTCAATTTCAGAACCATCATCAAGTTTGTGGGTTCCCGCAGGTGCAGGGATCATACCCTCGTCAGTAGCAACATAAATCGGTGCTCCAACTTCCAAGTCTCCATCGATCTTTACTGCAATTCCTTGTTCAGTTTTTGCTTCATAGAAAGATTGAGGTGCAAGTCCAAGTACCTTCATTATTTTGTCTATTGCTTGTTTACTATTCATCTGTAATTGATTTTAGTATTTGCTTTATTTGGTTTATTTTCTCATCTTGTTTTGAGAACACCGATTTTTCAGCGAAGAGACCTTCAACTGAATAACCAGTCAATTTATTTTCTTTAACTGCTTTCCAAACTTGGGGATCATCGATCTTCATTTGTACAAACCATGTTCCTGTTGGTAATTCAAAACCATACAAGTTTGATTTGTCTTTAATTGGATCATCTGAAATCCATGATTCAGTAATGTATACTTTGTCCGATCCTAACTTAATTCCATTGTGTTCAATGTTTGTTTCATCGGTTCTTTTTTGTTTCAAGAATTTGTCAGCAAGTCTTCTAATTGATTGTTTGGAGAAAAATACATAATAAAGATTTCCAAGAGAATCATAACGATGAATCATCTTGTTTGGAACCATTGCGGCTCCTATTAAAATTCTTTTCTCTTCATCGGCTACAGCAAAAGTCATCTTCTCTTTTTCAAGTTGAGAAAGTTTTCTTTCTGCCCATTTAAGTCCTGCTTCTCCACCCCATGCATCATACATCAATTTTCCACATCCATCATCATAAGATTTTGAAGATGTCAAATCTCCTTTATGTCTTGAGAGGTATGAATACATGCGTTTCAATGTGTCAACTGAGATGTTCTCACCCTTGCTGAGTTGAGATGCTCTCTGTTTTCCCACACCAGTTCCACAAGATCCCCATCCGTTTTTCTCAGCGTAGTCAACTGCTCTTTTTGCCGCATCCTTAACACCCTCAGGGTAGTCAGAAATAACTTCAGCAAAATCATCTTCTGTCATTTTGATTGGAACACAGTTTGGAACTGTGCGACCGTCAAGTTCCTTAGTGCCTATAGCCTCATAGCCAGGCCAACAACTCGATTCTAAACCATCATCTTCAGCAAATAAGTTTGGTCCTGTTCTTGGCATTCCTGGCTTCCATTGTTTGGATGGATTTGGTGAATTGATTGTTGTCTCAGTTCTTGTGTCAGGTTGTAGTCCTGTTGATTGTGATTCAGGACCTCTTTCAACACCTTTGGTTGAAGATCCTGAGTTTCTGATCTTACCAGTTGGAGCGTACCATAATTTAACCCATGTGTGTCTACAGTTAAATGATCCTCTCCAAAGGAATATATTGTAAAATCCAAATTCAGGATTGGCTACAGAGTCAGTTAGTTGATCAATGTCTTCTTGTCTGTAAACTCTATTCTTTGAAAGCATGTCAGAACAGAACTTTCTATTCTTCTCATCTCTCGGTCCAACATACTTGAATCTTATTCTGTATTGATCGTTGTCAAGAAATGATGGTTCATTGGGATCAGAGAATCTCTCCTGAGTCATTTTATGGACCATTGCAGGGGTTATTTTCTCTACCTTGAATACTTCCCAACCCTCATTGATTAGTTGAGAATATGGTTCTCCCAATTCGTCTAATTTGGGGTTGTGATCACAGAAGTCATCTTCTTTGTAAATGTATTCAGGTTCCAATCTTTCTTCTTCGTTATTGAAAGCAACCCATGTTTCCTCATGTGCAGGGCGTGAGACAAGTGAGATTGCTTCAATCCCACTCTCATCGAACTCATCATCGATGAACAATTCAACAATTCTTGTTGGATTCATTAAAAATAAATATTAGAAAATTGATTTATTCCCACATTTTAGATCAGAGAACGAGATTTAATTACTCTGTCAAATTGTTGTTGGTTTGAGATGTCTGCAGCAGTTACATAAGTTCTAATTGGTGTTGTTCCAAATGCTTGTTCAACTGCTTGTGCAATCTTCTCCGTATTGTCAGGATCTTTTTTCATTCTACCATTCACAAGACCACCTACTGCGAACTGTGGCATTCCTGCTGTTGCATTGATTGCTGAAAGTAATGGTCTGAATAACTGTGTTGATCTTGCATTAACAACAAATTCCCCATCACTAAGTAATGCAGGAATGGAATCTGATGTTGATGTTCCTGGTCCTCTTACAAGACCACCAGCGGCTCTTCTTGTTGGAGCAACTGCATTCACCTGAATTGGTGGGGGAGATGTCTGTGTATTACCTGGTGTTGTTGGAATGGATCCACTAGCACCACCTGGTCCACCTGGCACCTGTACTGAAACGATTTTTTTAACTGTTGCAATACCTGAAGCAACTGCGGCTGCTGCTGCAATGGTCGCAAGAGTTGGACCGATCACAGGAATACCAACAAGTGATTTGTAGGCAGAAACTGCAGATTGGTATGTGTCAATTGTTGCCTTTGCAACAGCAAACGCTTTACCAGCAACTGTGTCCTTACCAACAATAGCAGACAAGTTTCCAAGAGCGTCACCAATCAAACCAACTTTGTCTTGTTGAGATCTTACTTCAAGTCTGTCAAGTTCCCTTTTTGCTTTTGAGTTTGCTGCAGATCTCTTATTGAATTCATCTTCAGAGATTGCGTTATTGGCTCTTAGGGTTTTTAATTGATCATTTTGATTTTGTAATGCAGTTCTTTGTTCTTCATAGAATGCAGCATCGAATCTTGCAAACTCACCATACTTCTCTTCAATCTTTGCTGTCTCTGCAGAGAATTGATTGTCTATAATTGACAAGATCTGATCAGAGTAACTTTTCCTCAACTGTACTCTTTCTTGTTCAGAATAGTTTGTTGAATTGGTAAGTTCTTGTTGAAGTGCTTGGTAAGCGGCTAAAGACTCATCATAATTTCCTTTTGCATCATCGAGTTGTTTTTGTAACTCATCAAGTCTGTCCTTCTTTCTCTTCTCTGCGTCAGCCTTGATTGCATCATCAAGTTGTTTTGCATACTTGGCTCTGATTACTTCCTTCTGTGCTTCGGTGAGTTCAGTATTGGAAAGTTCCTCTTGCATACGAGCATCAAGAAGGACCTTCAGTTCTTCTCTTCTCGTATTCTCTTTGTCAATCTCAAGTTGGATCTGTGCATCGAGATCTGCTTCCCTTTTCTTCTTTTGTTTCTCAGCATCAGCAGTTAAAGCCTCTTCCAATTTCTTTGCATACTCTTGTCTGATTACTTCTTTCTGTGATTCTGTAAGTTCTTTGTTTTGGAGTTCGAGATTCATTCTCTGATCCAAAAGACCTTTGAGTTTTTCTCTACTCGTATTTTCTTTCTCAGTCTCTAACTTAATCTTCGCATCAAGATCGGCTTTCTGTTTCTCTAATTGTTTTTGTCTGAGTTCTTCTGCTTTCTTTGCTGCATCTTCTGCATTCTTTTGTCTCTCTTGAGCATTTGCTTTCTCAGTTTTGGTTTGTTCCTTTGTCCCTGCATTGAAACGAGCATAAGCCTGATCGGTTGCCTTAACAGCATTCCCAATTGAACCAGCAACTTGTGTTACTCCTTCTGTAATTGAATCCCAATCAAATGTGAAAATACCTTTCAGAGTTTTTCCAACTCCGATTCCAACATCTTTAATAAGGGTGAATAACCCAAATAAAACAGAATAGAATATTCCAATACCTTTTGTTAGAGGTGGGAGAATATAATTGACCATCTCGACAAATGCATCGAGAAGTGGTTCCATGGCTCTGAATATTCCACCAAGAATTTTTTCCAAACCAATAAACAATGGTTGGAGTTTCTTCATTGCAGATTCATTCTGACTGAATGCAGCAACAAGACCAGCAAGTGCAGTTACAATTAAACCAATGATGGATGCTTTGAGTGCTGTGTTGAATGATGTGAATGCAACCTTCATTTGGTTGATTCCTCTACCAACCATTCCAAGTGGACCACCAGCATTTTCAAGTGAATCAACCCAATCTGATGCACCAGCCTTTGCTCCTTTCAGAGCATCTTCCATGTCATCAATTTGATTGGTCAGTCTCTTGAAATCTTCAGATCCTGCAGCAGTTTCCTTGAGTTGTTTTTTAAGTTCTCTAAGGTTTTTTAAACTTGGTTCGAGGTCAATATTGACATCAACATCTACTTCAACTTTCTTTTTCGTAGCCATCTTTAATTAGATTCAAAAACTCAAATAGATGTTTATTGTCCACAAGTAGTGGAAAAGAATCTTTCAATTCTTCTATGTTGAGGTTTATTGTTTTCGGCTCGGATGGAGTTATTACCTCTTCCCCATTTTCAAATATAAATTTCATCATATACAAATTTTAACAAGTACTCGATCCATCAACAGTTATGTATGCGAATTCAGAACCTGAACTCAATACAGAATGATTATATTGACAAGAGAATCCACCTGGTCCACTTGGACATACTGTCGTAGATCCTGCTATAGCATTTGTTGATGAGTCTGTGAATTCTACAGAATCTCCAATACTCAGACCAGCAATCGATGTAATAAAATCACATGATGTTGTTGAGATTGGTCCTATTGTCTGAACTGTTCCTGAGTTTATAGAATATTCCAAATCACCAGAAGATGGAGAATTTATGTACTTACCATAAATGTATAAAGTTGTACCAGTCGCTGGTGGTGTTTCACTTGGTGTTGGGGTGTTGGTCGCTGTTGTTGTCGGTGTTACTTGTGGGGTGCTCGTAGGAGTGTTACTCGGGGTTGGCGTCGGCGTGGTGCAAAGTGATGCAGAAACGCAAGTACTTCCTGAGTTATAGTTGTAATTGAATCTCTTGTCATTTATTGTCAATGTTGGACCAGAATATGGTGAGTCAATTCTGAAAATATTATTCTCATCTTGCCACTTATAGAAATAACCACTTGTTAGAGGGTAGTTTGTTCTTAATTCAGAACTTGAGAATCCAAGTTGAATACAACTACCACAAGCATGAACATAGTACCTATAACGGTATAAAGGAACTGTAGCGGTTGGTGTGAATGTAGGTGTGTTCGAAGGTGTATTGGTTGGTGTTTTTGTCAAAGTAGGAGTAACACTTGGACTTGGTGTATTTGTTGTTGTTTGACTCGGAGTTATTGAAGGTGTTGCTGTATTGGATGGAGTAACAGATGGTGTTGTTCCAAATGTTGCGGTAGGCGTTGTCGTAGGTGTGCTCGTTAAAGTTGGAGTACAGGTTGGTGTGCTTGAAGGACTAATCGTTGGAGTGATCGTAGGTGCTGGTAAACATGATCCAACATAGGTTAAATACATGAGACTATTTATTGAAAGTCCATTTGCTGGGTAAATGAAACCATTATATGTAAATCCTGTATTAAAGTTTCCACCGAGTACAACAGAATTTCCACCTTCTCCACATTCATTTGCATTAGGTGCATCCCAATATACAAACTGTCCAAATGTTGGGTAGTATAACAATGCATCTCCTGTTGTTTCACCTGTGAATGCAATATAAGATTCAGAGTTATAAGTTGAACAAGAGTATTGGAATACTGGAGAAAGAGTTGGATCTAGATTCAAAAATGCTGGTGAGTTAGGTGAAATACTCATGTATTGTGTATTTCCACTCGAAACAGGATTTAAAAATTCTACATAAATTCTTTCACAAGCACCAGGTGTTGGGCTCGGAGTTGAAGTAGTGGTGGGGGTAGGCGTCGGTGGATTACATGGACCATTGATCTTGAAATAATCACAAGTAAACAATGGGTAGTTTGTGTCCATACAAATTGTCTCCCCAAAGTTCAAATAAAACATACCAGTAACACCATTGCAAGTTGTTCCTGAGATTTCTATTGAACCACTATAAGGACCATCATTTGTATAATTTACACAACTCATATTATTAAATAGTTTTTAAACGAAACATGCCGTATTACAGTTTGATGATCCGAATGTTGACAGGATCAAACCAGGTCCAAATGATGACACAGGAGC